CCACTTAGATAATCGTCTTAATAAAGCAGTAGACAGTTACACAACCTTTCCTAAACCCAACATGAAAAACATAACACGCTTGGAAATAACCCAAGGCGTGACATGTATGCAACCTACCACATACTCAGCAGCACAAGACGCATATAAAGCTGCTAGCGCGACTATGAACGAATCTGGTAAAGGTATGCAGAGGTGGAGAACCTTGTCTAATGTTGGTGCCGCTATTGGTGCTGCTTTACCTGTCACTGAAGAGAATTTAACCATTCAGGTTTATGGTAACAACTTGTCTGATAAATCTGATTTAGAATACCTTATTTATTACATAGTTCAAAAAAAGCTTCCCTACCAACAGTCAGCAGGGAAATACAATTTTAAACTTGAAATTGATGCTATGGGCAGTTACGCGCGTATTCAAGTAAACCGCACAAGTAGCCCATTAAATGTTACTGGCGAGGGGCTTGCAAGTTTATTAGGAAACGATCTAACCAAGTGGTTATTTGGGCCACAAAAAAACGCCGACTTACACAACAGATTTTTAGATGCTTCAGTAATTCTAACTGGGGATAAATTTGATTTAAATCGACTTCACAACAAGAGCTTTTTCGCAGATCTCCAAAAAGATAAAAAAACTTACGGAGAAAGTATGGATGGTGTTTTCATCAAGACTTATGTAAAGGGGCAGCTAAATCCCGATCTTATAGATTTATCACCTATATCTGCTAGATCAGGTAGCGATCAGATGCGCGGATCTTTCATGGAGCAGATATTTGTTGAAGGCGTACGCTCTAACCCTTCAGAATACCCAATTGATCCTCATCAGAATACACATGAGGAATATAACAATGATCGTAAAGATAATAGCCCTGAACAACACCTAGGGGATAAAAACAAATGAGCTATTACAACAGAATAAAACAGGAGAATGGTGGAGCAATAAGGGTAGAAGGTTCTCTATACCCTAGAAAAAGTATTCGGTATTACAGAGAAGATAAAAACCCTAACAAGGGCAAGCCTAAACTTCCGGTGCGTGAGGAAGAATTAAAAGATGTGTTCATCGATGTAGTAGTAGCTAAACCTCAACTTTCTAAACGAGCTAAACTAAGCGCTGAAGATAAAGTAAAGTTCGATAAAATCCTAAATTCTCAAGTAAGTAATTTTATTTTTAAAAACTTCCCCTGGGATAAAACTAAAAAACCTAGAGAGTATTGGATTGAACAGGATGTTTGGGAAGATGATGTAATGCTAACTGGGTTTGAATCTTTCAACAGTTGGTACAAGGTTTACAAACCTTCAGATGCTAATCGCTCTTCTGCTAAAGGTGGCACAGGGTTCTGGATGCTAGCAATTAACAAGCTGATGAGTGGCGGTTACCATGACCAACAATTCATGCCCGGACTCCATCTAACCGAACTTTTAAGAAAAATAGAGGAGCAGTACGATGAGTAACCCTAACTCTAGAAAAGTGTTAATATCTCTAGCGCACGCCAGATTCCCATACACTATGGCTAGCATTTCTGTGTCGTATTTAACGGAAAACGACATACTTAAAACTAGAGTTCTTGGGTTGCAATCATCCTCAAAAATATTTGAACTTGGGTCAACTGCTACAGAGACAGTTGTGTTCTCATTTGTGCGGTCAAACAAACCCCCTGACATACCGTCTTTCCTAAGCCAATACACATCTTTAAACAAAAGAACACTTATAAGCCACACTGTTCGCATGGAGGCTCCAGAAGTCAACCATACCACAGGAACTACGGAATATTCCTGTAGCGGTTCCGCAGTGTACATGTTAGAATATTCGGATATTTATAGTCTTAAGTCGAAGAGGTTTTTCTACCCTAGAAGCCCTATTGATGGAAACGATATCTTTGCTCATACATCTTCACTAAACGGCGAAAACACAGAAGATTGGACATCCTTTGTTTACGACTGGATGGGTGGAATGGAATACAGCACAACCCCTACAAACTAACAGGATAAAACATGATAGATTACACAGGAACCTACGGTTTATTTACTAAACTAGGGCTTATTGGTGGGTTTATATCCGATATAAACACATTTCAAAAATCCTTAGTTAATGTAAAATCTCCAACATTAACTAATAAGTTTACATCCAACGGTAAGACTAAAATAGTACTTGATTACATACCTGCTATTGATAGCCAAATTAGTTCTGTAAGCAATCTAGTTCCTGATGTTTTTGTAAATGTGGCGGAAGGTGTTTTAATAGATTCTGTAACAGCAAACGACCCTCTAATACCAGCCACCGTAGATGATTGCCTGTTAGAACTAGTATCTCAAATGAAGGCGGATAACATCACCGTTCAAAAGATGTTAAACACTGTAACTGTATCAGACCCTAGCGGACTAAATTTAATTAGTGTTGCCGTTGTAAATTCGGATGGTGGTTCTAACCAACACACCCTGGCAGAAAATATAAGACTAGAAGTAACTTCTGATTCATTCACAGGTGGCACTGGTGCAGGTAACGAAACACTAACGGTTAGAGCAAAAGACATTGCCACCGGGGTGTTTAACTACGACTACCCATCTGGATCAGGTGCAGATATTACAGTTGAGCGCGTAAACATGAACGCCAGTGCCTCTGAAGGAAACTCTATCACCAACGGTAATTTTAATCTTACAGACGCAGCAACACCTACTATACCTGCTAATTGGGATGCTGTAACATCCTATGGTGTAGCCGGAACAAACTGGCTCGTATCTTCAAACGGCCTAAAAATCCAAAACTTAGCAAGTGTTCGACTAAAGCAAAATGTGTCATCGTATGTAAGTGCTAAGAAGGTTTATCATGTGTATTTTAGGTTTAAATTAAATTCGGCCGCTGTCTTGTCTAGTGGTTCAATCACAGTAGATTTAGTGGATTCTGCTGACAACACTATGGTGGACAATTCTAACGCATACCTAGCCAAGAGCGTTTTATTTAGTTCAATAAACGCAGCAAACTTAGGCGTTTATCAAAATGTTAGTGCCACCTTTGTGGTTGGGTCTAAAACACCAACTACGGTGTTTTTAAGAATCATGTGCAATGGTACAAATCAAACCGGGGTTACAGTTGAGCTTAACAGGCTTGTTCTAACTGAGATGAACGAACTGTACACAGGTGGTCCATACATCTCCCTTCTAGGTTTAGATTCAGAGCCTATGTACACCGGACAGCGTGTCAACATTTCCATCACAAAAACTTTAGACGGTGGTTCTGGAACATACACCAACAACACTTTTCAAGTTTTGTTTAACAGGCTTTTTTCTACTGCGGAAAAAGGCATTACATTACCTTTTAGCACCGTACCAAGTGTATTGGACTCATTAATACAATAATGCAAGCATACTACGATGGAACGCCACTGTTGCACCCCAGCGAAGATGTACTTCAATATGCAAGTACAGACGGTATGCTATTGATTGAAGACTACCTTCAAGGAATTTATAATACAAATGTAGATTCCACAGATATCTACTCCCCTACCCAACAAAACATTTACAGCAAATTACAATTAGGGCAGTTGTACTGGCCTACTGGAGCTAAAAGATTTGGCTGTGGGTTATTCTTAGTCAGTTCAGACTTTTTAGAAAAATTACCAAAGTTTGATTTATCAGGTAGTGCGGATTCAGAAGACACATTAGGTGGTTTACGCTCCACCGTAAACCACCTGCATAGGTACACATCAAAAAATTTAGATCTTTCAGAAGGCTACAAACCACTACAAGCTAAAATGTGGATGTTGCCCCCTAGGCCACTATTTCAACAGCGTAGGGTTCCTACAGGATTAGCAGAAAACACCGCACGAATTCCTTACCCGCACCTTAATGGTATTTGGGTACTTCCATTAGTGGATGATAGGTATTTTTGGTGGAACTTTACCACAGGCGATTTTAAACTTCCTACATGCACTAGTTGGGAAAACCTATTCAAAGCTATTTTTAAAAACTTAGGGTACACAGATTCACAAATTATAATAGACCCTATCTCAGTAGATTACTTGTTTCCGCACTCTATATTTAGAACAGCTTCGCAATTGACTAAGGTTCCTCTTCTCCTAGATACAATTGCACATTCGTGCGGCACTAGGATTATTTTAAACTACGATGGTAGTGTTCGTGTGATGAACGCACAGAAAAGTTTTGAAGAGGACAGCACAAGATACTCTACATCAAACACGCAGAGGTCTGGTGGTTTTGGAAGCTTGATATCTACTGCAAAAGATTCAATGGCTTCTAATTACTCAACTAATTCTGACATTACAAAAAGTGAAACAGAGTTTAAAAAACTAAAAAGTATCATGCGCGATACTGCGGGTGTAATACCCAGGGCAATTAGCTTTTTAATGTCTGGGTCAGTGTACGCCACAGTTACAACAGAAGGTGGCGGAGAGACAGGTAATGTTGTTAACGCCGAAGGTGATGACAACACTAATTCTGCTTTTATGTCAGGTGGTCAGGTTTACTATTATACCTCTACAGATGCATCTCCGTTACCACCAAGCACATTTACGCGCAACATTGGCGGTACAACTACAGAAGTTGTTACACCTATTTCAGGAGATTACGCTTACGACCTAAATAAGAAACTACTATACCCATTCACTACAACTTGGGGCGAACCATCATCAGGGAAATCACTACCTTCTAAATATTTTAAAATTAATGCATCTAGCTATAAATTAAAGGTAAAAAGCTGTCCAGAATACGCGCAAAAGCCTAGCAACAAGACAGATAAAGAATTTAGCCAAACCCAGCTAAACAACTTTATTGAGGTGTATAAGAACGACTGGCTTCTGTATCAGATGAGCGATGTTAATCTAATTTTAAACGGTATAGAAAAGATAGATCCTACCGGAATGTTTGACTATGTTCTGTACGACATCGGCAATATAGTAACTAAAGTTGCAAGAGCACCCTACAACGACCCAGTACAAGATATTTACATTGAGTCGTACCTAGGTGATGAATCAGGGTGTGATGCTGATGCCTACCCATGCGGTCAATGCAAGGGTATGCAGGGCGGTAGTCTCACTAGCCAGCTATACGGTTTTGGTAACTCTAGTATGTTTTTACCCTACAGCCCGGTGCAGGTAAAAAACTCTACACTTCCAATTAATGCCGATCCAGCTAACTACCCGAACTACCACAAGCCACCATATGTAGTTAAATTTTGCTTAGGATCTGCTGTTGGTAATGTTGCCCTGGATTATCATTTCCAAACACAGGCAATGGTATCGGTGTATTGGAATGGTAGCAAGGTAACATCACGCCAAATTAACGGTGCAAAATCTTTTACCTGCCAAGGATGTGCACAATGTTGGGGAAGACTCACATTTGCAAAAACTGCAAAAACCCCTGCGTACGCAACCGTAGTAATTGAAAAAGTAAACGACTACGACACAGATTTACAGCTATTACAAAACCAAAATTGGTACATGAATATGAGGTGTGTAGATTCACAGCCATACCCTGCACCCAGGGCGGTTGCGTGCGATCAGAAGCTGGATGAGGTTGGTGGAATATTTACCTTAGGTATGTTTACTAGTATTCCAATTAACATACCATCGAGCAGCAATGGTTTAGTACCAAACACCTCAGTATGTGTAGCGGACGCAGCAGAATCAGACTTTCAGTGCGGTGGGGTAAATTGCACTATACCTGCAAACCTTATAATGTCTTTTGAATCACCTCCTGACTCTTGCAAGTGGTTAAAAGACATCACAATACCATTACAGCAATCTGTTTTTGATGGTGGTTGGGCTGGAATAAATGATCAGTTTGGCCCTTTAAAAGACATAATCCAAGCCAAGCTAAGGTTAGTAGGTAACAACGGATTTGACCTTACATTTAAAGATATAGTCAATGTATCTAAGCCCCAAGTACAACTGACTTCTGGAACTACCTGTATTTGCACACCTTTTAAATTACAGTTTATGGCAGGTAATTTAACTTCATTCTCTTGCGTAGGCTCAACCACAAAAATAATTATTCAAGAGGCATAACATGCAGATCCAATTTAAAAATGGCCCATCTTCTGTAATAGAAGCAAACGCAGCAGCTAATGCGTACCTAGCTGGTGAACCAGCCTACGCAAACAACACCAATAGTCTATACATTGGTGGGGTTCTACTATCCACAGGTGCTACTTATTATGTCCAGGGCACACAACCCACAGACCCAACTAACCCTGAGACTGCTAAAGCTTTTTGGTTTGATACAGACGATAACTTTTTATACATCTGGAAGTACGCTGGTGGCACAGGCGCGTGGACTCGTGTTCTAGCTTCAGGGTCAACAGGCCCTGCCGGACCAACTGGCGCAATAGGCGCAATAGGCGCACAAGGATTACAAGGTATTCAAGGCGTTCGTGGATCTACCTTTTTATCAGGCACAACAGGCCCAATTTCAACAACTACTGCGATAGATGGGGATTACTTCCTTAATACAACAACACGCTTATTATACGGCCCTAGGGTCACTACAAACGGCGTTGTCAGTTGGGGCGGCGCAATAGACCTAAAAGGAGAAACCGGGGCACAAGGGCCACAGGGAATTCAGGGTTTAGCTGGTGCTGATGGACCCGCAGGTTCTAAAATTTTCTACGGAAACGAAGTACCAACTACTAACTTTCCTAACCCTACAGAGCGTAGGGAAGGTGACTTTTTTATAAATCTAGTCACAGGCAGGCTGTACGGTGGTTACACAAATTCACAAGGTTGGGGGGCAGGTGTATCTCTCCTAGGCCCACAAGGTGTAGCAGGCCCACAGGGTAATGCAGGTAGTGCTGGTCTAGAATGGCGCGGAACATGGTCATCGGGAACAACCTACCCTGAACATTCGGTTGTTCAATATCTAGGCTCTAGCTATGTATCAATAAAAACTACAACCAATATACCGACTAACGCCGAGTATTGGGATTTAGTAGCGTCTAAGGGCACAGGAAGCACAGGAAGTGGTGTTGCAAATATAATTGCAAATGAACCATTAGTATGGGATTCAACCACAAGCTCACTTACCTTTAGTGTGCCAAATGCAGCTACGGGCAATGTTCTAAAATACAACGGAACAGCATGGGTAGCCGGAACTAGTGATGCAGCTAAATCAATACACTCTGGAACAGGTGCTCCAACCTCCACAATAGGGGTAATTGGCGACTTTTACATGCAAATGGCAGGTACAGGTGCTCCAATACTATTTGGGCCTAAAACAGCACCTGGGTGGGGTTCTGGTGTGTCACTTTTAGGGGCTAGTGGACAAAATGGTATAGCTGGTCCTGCTGGTGCTGATGGCACCGCAGGTATGGAGTGGAACGGCACATGGGATCCTACCGTAAACTACTCCAAGGGCGCGGTAGTTTACTACCTAGGATCGGTGTATATTTGTGAAATTAACAACACCTTAAACATCACGCCGAACACCACTGCTAATTGGGATCTACTAGTTGCTAAGGGTGCACAGGGCGACCCTGCTAATGTGGTTGGAACCGCGCCTGTTGTTATTACCTCAAACACAACAGGTACTGCACCTAACACAGTAACAACACTCACTGTGGCACTATCTGCGGGTACTAACACAGGTGATGTTTTAACTTGGAATAACACAACTAAATCATGGTCATCAGTTGCACCAAATATACTTTTAGATGGTTTAGATGATGTTGTAATAACAAGTGTTAAGTCTGGTGAGGTTTTAACCTACAACGGCACAAAGTGGGTTAACGGCGAAATAACCTTAGACTCACTTTTAGATGTTACAACCACTACGCCTACAAACGGTCAAATTCTATCCTTTAATGGCACTATTTGGAAAAATGCAGATACAGTAAGCACCATTAACGCAACTTTACCTTTGTCCTGGGATAAAACTAAATCCACTATTAGCATTACAGCGGGTACAAAAAACAATCAGGCTTTGTTATGGGATACTACCTCTTCTTCATGGAAAATAAACTCACTTCCCCCTGCTGATATAACTGCTAATCAACCACTATTCTGGAATTCTACAGATAAGACACTTTCGTTTAGTGTTAACGCACAATCGGGTAATGTGTTGATTTATGATGGTGTTAATTGGGTTGCAGGAACACCCTACGACCACTCTAGACCAACCATACTGTGGGGTGAAGGTGTACCAGAACAGGGTTTTGGAAGATCTGGTGATTTCTACATCGACACTGTAGGACACTATTTGTACGGTCCAAAGTGTAGCGGTTGTTTAAACAACAAATGGACTACTATTCAAGCTCCTGTAAATTTAGTTGGGCCTGCTGGACCTACAGGTGCTGCTGGAAGTCAGGGAGTTCAGGGAGTACAAGGTTTAATAGGGCCAATGGGTCCACAAGGAAATTCCACACAAAATCTAATTCGTAAAGTAGATTTTGTTGGGGCTACAATGCCACCATCTACAGACTACAACTACCTTGGGAACAACGGCGATTTCTTAATTGTAAACGGCGCATCAAGTGTACGGTGGTACGGACCTAAGGTTAGCGGCGCATGGCCTTCCACATTTATAGAACTAAAGGGAACCGCTGGTTTACAAGGTTTAAAAGGTGACACAGGCGCACAGGGGGTTCAAGGACCTCAGGCAGGTCAAATTATCCACAGTGCTGTAGTAAATTCAAATTTATCTATACCGCCCGACCCATCTTCATCTTTAGGTGCTGTAGGTGATTTTCATATTACAGAACTAAACACCTCCTTAGGTGAATATGTTGGTAGTTTTTTGTTTGGGCCTAAAACCACTAATACGACTGACCCTTGGGGAACTCCTAGAAATTTGCGCGGGCCTTCAGGATCTATAGGAAGCACAGGGCCACAGGGACCAGCAGGTGTTTCACCTAATCCAGCTTTATCCGATATAAATGGCGGTTTGTTCAACACAGGCACAACACAAAACCCAACACTAGCTGTAAAAACTACCACAGGCACAGGCCTAGTATTAAAAAATATTGGAACATCCACAAGCCCACATTTAGCTTTAGATTTAGGGGCTTTAGGTGTGTTTTATTTAGACAGTCTTAATCAATTAAGGCTTAGACCTGTATCTAACAACGCATCCCAAAGAAGGAGCTTTTTTGGCATATGAAAACAATAATTTTAAACAATAAATCTAGGCTATATGTTCAATCACAAGGTGTTGCGTGCAATGTTACGGCAACCACACATTTGATGGAATTTGTAAAAAATTCTAATTTGTACCCTGGGTCTATAGGAGAAGAAAACTACGAGCGTATTTTCTACAGCCAACCCTCGCAGAACAATGTAAATACTCTTGTTGAGCACACTACAGAAAAGACAAGAATTGTGCGAGAGATTTACCTATACAACAACGCGCTAACCTCGCAAGTGTATAGCTTAAGAATTCGTAGCTACACAGATTTAACTTTGCCAACAGGAACATCAACAGGACAAAAAGATAATCCTGATAACTACAAAGACACATGCCTAATAGACCTTAACTTAGCACCTGAAAAGGTGTGGAGATTATCTGAAGCGTTTCTACTTAGCTACCCTTCCGTAATTGTTTTAGACAATCAAAATATGGATGAAATATCCATAGTAACCGCACCAACAGGCACACAGACTCTAAACAGTTCAGACGCTGTGCATGTGACTGTCTCCCACGGAATTACTGGAGACACTACTTGGGGAATAACGGAGACACTAACACAGAAGGTAATCACAGGCGCAGGTAACACATCAATTTACAAGTTACCAACCTCTGCATCACCTAACTCTACAATTATAAAACAAATCTGTCTTTACAACAGCAGTGCAAAAACTATTCGCATAAAATTAGGTTTTGGGCCTCCTACATCAAGCAATTTACAAGGTTATCTTTTTGACGGCGAATTAGCACCTAACAAGAGTTGGTGGAGTGATGGAAACACTTATCAAAAAATAGAAGACTACACTAGTGGAACTGGCGGATCTGGAGGATCCGGCAGTAGTGGTTCTATAGCACTAAATCCTGTTTTACCTCTTAACTATCAGTCCACAGGAAGTGTTTTAAAAATAGCACAAGCTGGTGCAACAGACAGGCAGGTTTTAGGTTGGGATGACACAGCAAAGGAGTGGAGGCCACAGGACAACCTAGAAGTGTTGACACCTGTTTACCCTCTGGAGTACAATATGAACACATTACAACTCCTATTAGGGCGTAATAATGCTGTAGATGGTCAAGCCCTAGTATGGAACACAGCCAACAACAGGTGGCAACCTGGAACATCAGGTGCACCAACTAACGCATCGGCTGGTTTGGTAATAGACGGAGGTAGCTACTAATGGCAATTATTAAAGCACTTAAAATACTGACACAGCCCCAGGGCGCACGGTATAACGCTACACTAAGCACACAACCTGTTATTCAGGTTGGTAATTTAGATACGGTTACTAACGCATTCACCGTAGATACTGCGTATGTTGGTACGGTTCTAGTTGTTGAGGGTGCTGGTAATGCTGGTTATAACTTAAGCGGTACACTATCAATACCGTTTGTAAATGGTGTAGCAACATTTACTAATGTGGGATTTGTACCAGATTCCGCAAATAGCACATTAGATATTACACCTGCGTCTCTATCTTTCGTTACGACTAATTTAAATGTTGTGTCTTCAATAACATTTTCAATTTCTAACGCTTCTAAGTTAGTTATAACATCATCACCTGTACCAACGACTACGGTATTAAACCGTGTGATGCAGATACCTGTAAAAGTGCAATTTAGAGATGCGTCAAACAATGACATACCTTTAGAGGGTATTTCAATTGTAGCAACAGCAGTAGGAGCTACCTTAAGCGGTACAACGACACTACAAAGCGCCTCTGGTGGTTTTGCAATATTTACACAGTTAACTTTTTCAGGTGGCGCTAATGCAGTAGTGACATTCTCTTCTCAAGGAATGACACCCGCAACACTTAATTTAAATCTTCAATATTTAGACATAATAAAACCTAGAAGAAGCTTAGTTGCAGGCGATTTTCCTGTTTCTGGAGATTTAGTACCTTTTGAGATAGCTATTAATATTCCAGATAAGCAGTTATGGGTTGCAGATCAAACGGGAACACCTGTTCTTATTAGTACTAGTGGCGGGGGGAGTGGATCAGGAACATTTACATCAAGTGCAACAGCACCAACATCACCTGCTCAAGGGGATCGATGGGTTAACACCACAGATGCTGTTTTATACACATACTACCAAACAGCTTGGGTGCAGTTTAATAATTAAGGATATTTAATATGACTTGTTTTTACGATGCTGTATATAAAGACGCTAGAGGTACGCAAGTATCTGATACATCTGTAAAAGTTCGTAGTGCCCCAAATAAATCTTTAAATTTTTATATAAGAGGTATAAGTGTTGTTAATATAAGAAGTACAAACTTTCAACAAACTCATCAAGGTCCAGCACCTACTAACGCTAGCAGTTATGGAATAACAGGAAGCCCAATATCTGGCCACGGCTATAATGACGGAACTTTTGCATTTGCTTTAGGGGGCGGGCCAGAAGATTCAACTCGATACTTTTTATTTGATTTCATAGAGCTAGACTGCAACGAGGGCAGCACAGACTACACACTAAATTTTAATTCAACCCCAGCAGGAACATACATTGTAGAGTTTCGAGGGCCATCCACAATATTATTCTTTACCGTTATTGTAGAGCCAACACTTGCATTACAAGGAGATAATTATTGCGTCAGTGATGCTGGTGCGAGTAGAGCTAACGGATCGTACACTTTAAATAATGGAGTTTACGAAAACTTAGCTGATCCTAATATTACAATAGAATGGGATGCCTCTAGGTGGGTTATAAAAGAAGGTAATTTTTGGTTATATAGCAACACCACAGGGCAGCAGAGTGCGGTACCTCTTACAGGGTGGACAGCAGCGTATGGCACAGGAACACCTACGCTATACCACACAGAGTGCATTGCAAATAATTATTGTGTTTCTGGTGCTGGGGCAAATTGGTTCAATGGAACATATGTTAGAATAACCCCATCATCTGGGGCGACAGTAGAGTTTGAAAAAGTTGGACAAACTAATTTAAGAATTGCTCGGTCGAGTGGCGGGGGTTGGCTTATTTATAATAATATAAGTGGAGGTGGAAACTCATACTCACATGTTAATTTTGGAAATTCTGCTACTCCCCCACTTACTGGTTGGAATGTGGTAAATAGTAGTCATGCACCAGCCCCAACAATAGTTTCAGGATCTTGTACATCACCTACACCAACTCCTACACCTACACCAACACCTAGTCCAACTCCAACATCAACACTAAGCCCATGTTTAGCACCAGCAAACACAAACACAGGCCCATTCTTTTTCCCAACTACAAAAGCAACAAACGACATTTACAGCTTTGCAGGTAGAGCATGGTATTGGAACAGCTACGCATGGCACAGGTATTGTATGTCTCCAACACCCACACCTACTCCAACCCCAACACCTACGCCAACGGTCACATCAATTTCACCAACCACAGGCACTACGGCAGGTGGAACAAGTGTAACAATAACTGGAACTAATTTAACAGGTGCAACTGCTGTAACTATAGGTGGTGTTGCAGTTACTAATCTTGTTGTTGTTAGCTCAACAAGTATTACAGCAACTACAGCAGCTAAAACTGCTGGAACTGCAAGTGTGTTAGTTACAACTTCAGGTGGTACTAATGCAGCTAACACATTGTTTACTTACGAAACTCCGGTAACTTTAATAGACCCTCGTTGCGTTTCTGGTGCAGGTACTTCAGCAGCAAATGGAGTTTATACTTATAATGCAAGCATTGGTTTTAATTCTGGTGGGTGGGAAAAAGTTGGAAGCCCTACTACATATTTTTATTATGATTACGACAGCGACAGATTTAGGCTCATAAGTGGGAATTCTACTCTTTATGGTGGAAATAATTACCAATTGAATCCAATTCTAGCAACTTGGAGTGTTATTTCTGGTGCATCCCCAGCACCAACAATAACTGGCGGTGATTGTACAACTGCACCTTTTGTTACATCTGTTAGCCCTACTAGTGGTTCTATTGCTGGCAATAGGTCAATAACAATAACAGGATTTAAATTTACTGGGGCAACTTCTGTTACTATTGGGGGTGTTGCTGCAACTAATGTTACTGTGGTTAATGCAACTACCATTACCGCCAAGACTCCGGCCGGAACTACTGGAAATGCAAGCGTTTTAGTTACCACACCAAATGGTACAAATCCTGCTAATACACTTTACACCTACCTAAATAATGTTTGCGTGGCAGGTGCTGGCACTACAACTTACAACGGCACATATGAAATCTTAGATAACGGAAATTATCAAAAAACAGGAAGCCCTTCTATAGCAATTTATTTTGATAGCGAATACAGCGAATGGGTTTTTTATAGTTCTGATGTTGGTTATTACGCATCCGGTAGTTCTACTACACTACCTTTAACTGGATGGATTGTTTATGGTAATGGTACTGCCCCTGCACCAACAATTACAGTAGGAGCATGTAGCTAATGTCAAGACCTTGCACATGTAATAATGTAATTCCTAATAGCACTTGGGATAACACACAGTGCCAACTTTGTTGGCATTACCACCATAACACAAGGGTAAGGGCAGCTTGGGATAATGACGAGCCAATACAAGTTCCACCTATGTTAGAACAAGCTAGCTCTTTAATATCCTCTGTTACAAGTTGGGGTTTCTCAGGGTGCAAAAGAGTACCTTTAGAAGTGCATGAAGATAGGCTTCATATATGTGCAAACTGTGAATTTAAAAAAGACGAAAAATGCGGAGTTTGTGGCTGTTTTTTAAAACCTAAAACTAGCTGGATTACTGAAAAATGCCCCTTAGGGAAATGGAGCGAATATGACCCCACAAGACTTACCCCCAATTGAACTTTTAGAGGATATTTTACTACCTTTAAAGTGGACTATTGATAGAATATATTGGTGGGGTTTTAAGGACGGTGTGACTATGGGGGGCGTTGCGTTCTTTGTGTTGTTCCTCTTAACTAACAGGAGAGCATCATGAATAAAGTGATAGGAATGCTAATTTTAGCTGTTGGGCTTATCACAGCCAACGAAGTATATTTTGGACGAATGAAGTTTGACCCTATTCCACTGCTTAAGCCAAAAGTAGCACCAACACCAGTACCAATTAAACCAGACGAACCTAAGCCTAAAAGGCCCTGGGGCACAGACCTAGAAGGCTCAGTTGAGTCTATTACTCTAGGCGGTTCTATCGCGCCTGACGGTTCAACACCACTACAGATTGACTACCCTTTAACACAGCACATTAGCAATATTGGATCTCATGTGGATGGTGCGGGTATGTGTGTAATGTCTTCTATAGAAATGGCAGGCAGATGGCAGAATCTAGAGCAGGTGCGTGGCCTAAGAAACTGGTGTGCCAATAAGCCAGGTGGAGGATACCCCTCTAAAGTCGATAAGCAGCTAAAAGAGTACTCTCAGGCACAAAAGATTAGCACACCTGAATATGTGCAATACGAGGGTAAAGAACTAGACCTGCTTAAACTAGCACTTAAGACAGGTAGGTTCCCTGCTGTGACCTACTCAGGGCGCGATAAAGTGCGATATTCTGGCACAATCGCCCACATGGTGTGTTTGGCTCACCTAGATGATAAATGGGCTTGCATTTGGGATAATAACGGCACTGCGGGGGAACTAATATGGATGACTCCAGAAGAATTTAAAACTCGATGGACTAATGATAGTAACGGTTGGGCCTTTGTATGGCTCGCACCACCCCCACCACCTGTACCACACTAGGAGCTAGTATGAACTTACTATTTGCTGTTTTCATGTTCTTAGACTTTAGCTGGGTTCCCACTGACGATGCGCGTCAGGTGGCACTATACCAGGACAATCTACAGGTAGGTGTGTTTAAAGTGCCAGAACGAGTTTACCTAGAGATAGATTCAAAAGGTGAATTTAAAGAATCTACACTGCCTACGCCAGTACCTCAAAAATATTTAGACCTATTTCCTACAAAAAAGATTCTTAATTATGGAATTGATTTATCAGAGCTTAAAGGAAAGCCAGAATCCTACTATCACAACGGTAGGGCTATTACTAAAGAAAGTGCACTTTCACTAATGGGCACACAGGACATACCTGATGACAGTGAGTTTTTAAGACTCACTGTCATTGGGCCTGATGCAATTAGAAAAAGGGTTCGAGACGATCTATTTAATGACCCAGCTCTTAGTGATTTTAAAAGTTTTACTGTGGTTCAAGACTATCCCCCTAGTCACTGGGCTGTAGCAGATATTGGATTTGAACTTACTGGGGAAGTTGCAATTTATGTGCAATCTCCTGATGGCACAGTTCTACACAAACAAAACGACTACAAGGATGGCGCGGTAGGTTTGGCGGCAGCACTAAGGAAGGTAGACCCTAACTATAGGAGAGGGGGTGATCCAGATCTCAGAGGTACTCTTGAAGGATCTCTGTTGGTGTTTGTTATCGTTATAACCCTTGTTTTGGCTGTATTTTTTTTCAGAAGGAGTGATGAACAATGAGCATTTTAACTATTGCGATTGCATTAGCTGGATTTGCAGGTGGTTGGATTGCGCGGGAAACTTGTAGGCCTAAAGACCATCCGATCTTAGACGCTGTGCGAAAGCTAATTGCACAAAAGGCTAAAGAATCAAAACAAATCGATGTGGAAGAAGAACTTAAAAAACTAAAAGGAGGTGTTTAATGTTTGAAGGATACAAAACATATCTTGCGTGCGCTGGGTTAATAGGACTAGCAATATACCAACTCTCAGAAGGTCATGTTGAACAGGCGTATCAGTCATTTTTAGCAGCACTAGCTGCATATGGACTGCGAAACGCACTAAAGAATGTGGCCTAAGCATGGGAAGAGTACTTATAGCTGGTGAATGTAGTAATGGTGTTGCATCGCACCTGCGTGCGCTGGGACACCATGTCACCACTGCTGATTTTAAACCTAACGAGGTTGATCAGACAAATCATTACCAGGGCAACTATTGGGATCTACTAGATGGTAAGCACCATTGGGATTTACTTCTAGGTCACCCTACCTGCACAAACATGGCTAACAGTTCAGTTAGCAGGCTAACTCAGCAAAGACCAGACGGTACTCTAGCCTACCCTACTAGAATGCAAGACATGCAAAGAGATGCTGAAGATTTCAAACGCCTATTGAACACACCACACGCATCCAGGGTGATGTTAGAAAACCCAGTAATGCACGGACACGCTGCGAAGATAATAGGTGAGAAACCAACCTTCTCTATACAGCCATATCATCACGGTGTGCAAGAGTCTAAGAGGACTATGTTTCACACTCGCAATGTGCCACCATTAAAGCCTACACAAGTTGTGCCTAAGCCTGCCAATGGTCTTTGGAACAATCAGATCCGTGGTAAAAATGGAAAAGTGTACCCCAAGGAAGCACCATCCGCGCAAAGAGGTACAGACAGATCACGCACAAGGCCTCAGGTGGCTAAGGCTATTGCAGAACATATACACTCTCTAATTCCACCCTCAGAAAACAAGGTTAAAATGAGCAGGCGTAAAGATGGATCTTGGTATTTTAACAATGCAGTCTAGGCGTGTGTATGACTGGCATGGTACAATAGACCCGTACCTGCCTACGGTATATCCACCCGGTTCACCTGAGAAAATCAGGGTAATGCAAATTCGTGCAGAACTGGAACTACCGCTACATCACACTGAGGACAACAAGCATGTTGAATTGCAAGTATGTGACTCTAGATCAGAGCGGTGCAGAATGGTTGAAATGGAGACAGGGAGGGGTAGGTGGTTCTGATGCGGCTGTACTAATGGGTTCTAACCCTTGGTGCAAACCAGACGAACTAAGGGATAGAAAACTAGGCACAGTATCCGAACAGTACGAAAACGAGCGAATGGCTAGAGGCAAGCGCCTAGAGCCTATTGTGCGCGAAATGTACGAAGACCTGACAGGACTAAAGGTGGAACCAGCTTGCGTAGAGCACGAATCCTACCCTTGGTTTATGGCAAGCTTAGACGGTATTACCAAGGATGGTCGATTGATTGTAGAGATTAAATGTCCTAACGACAGGGCACACTCAGAAGCTCTGAGAGGATGGATTCCGAAGTATTACTACCCCCAAGTACAACATCAACTAGGTGTAACTGGGGCAAAAGTAGCACACTATGTGTCCTACTCAGATGCTGAAAAGTTTAAACCACATGAAAGGCTAGCCTTGGTAGAGATGCGTCCGAACGAGGGATATATTAAAGAACTCTTCTTAAAGGAGCTATCATTTGTCCAATCACTCGAACATCAGAAGGCTCGACCTACATGATCTAGACCAACATTACTTAGATCTTCTAAATGAATTCGCACCTGTGTTTACGACTTTAGAGGAAATGAAAAGGTGCTACTTGGACAGGGCCTTCACTGGCACCTGTCCTACTTTTTTATATTTCAGTGACTGTGGAAAACCATTAGGGAGTATTACAGTGCACTTAGTAGATAAAATGATTTATAGACTTCCCTATGCGTTTGTAGATGACTTTATTGTTGCGGAAGCTTGGAGAAGTAAAGGCATAGGCAGGCAATTAATGCGACATGCAATTAACTACTGTCACAACAAGGGTTGTTTTAAAATAATATTAGATTGTGCACCATCTTTAGAAAAGTATTATTCAACATTTGGCTTTTATGTAAACGGTACAACTATGCGTCTTGATATGTAATTTGATCACGAAATTAGTTTCGTGATCAAACAGCAAAAGCCTATTTTTATAGGTATTTGCTATACGGTGTTTTTGACCTTGACTCGTAAAGTCTGGTTATTGTATAGCCAACTTATGGCTACAGTATTTTGGGATAAATTACATAAACTTTGGGCTTTTCAAACTAGCCACAAAGGTAAAAAACGACGCTCGTACCACAGCACACGAGAGGAGGCTGAGGCTTTAATGCCTCAGACCTCCGTGTCAGAAAAAGTACATAGTTTTTCTGACATCATGAATAAATTTTTACAGTCTAGAAATGTAAGATACACATCCCTTGCGCGATACAAACAAGAAATTGCATCTTTAAAAGAATGCATTATTTCAGATCAATTAACCACAGACACAGTATCACTCACTGCGTCTATAATTAACAAAAAGTATTCAACAGCTAAGGCGTATAGGCTTATTAAACGACTACTTACCTTGTGTAAGGTAGCTGGTGTTGTGCCACCTTACGACATTACACCAAAACACATTCATCAACCTGGACGCGCTTTAACGCAACAGGAGGTAGCAAAGTTAATAAAGTTGTCAAGTCCTACGCACTATCATTCCCTACTACTTTTCTTGCTTGATACAGGTTGCAGGCTAGGTGAAGCACTTGGGCTAAATTGGGGCGATTTTCAGAACGGAAAGATAGTAATTAACAAGGCCTATAATCAAAACAATAAGGCCTCTAAAACAACGCAGGTTAAGACTTCTAAAGGAAATCGGAAAGTAACTCTATCTGACAACTTAAATCAAATTTTGACGCAATTAAGGCCTAAGGATAGCAAGCTACCTATCTTTACCTCACCAGAGGGTTTTAGAGTATCCAGGTGGAACCTGCGTAGATGGTGGGCGCCATTAGTTAAAAAGTTTGGTACCCCACTGCGGATACATGATTTAAGGCATACAAACGCAACATTTTTACTCGGTGTATGCGATGTACGCATGGTAGCTGCTAGGCTAGGTCACACAAGCCCAACTACAACCTTAAAAATCTACGATCACTATGTTTTAGATGACTCTGTAACAGCTTTCTATACCCCAGCGGGTATAGTTTCATCTAAGAAAAAAGCCTAAAACCCTAGTGCGCCCGGCTGGAATCGAACCAGCGACCCTCGATTTAGGAAACCGATGCTCTATCCCCTGAGCTACTAGGGAAAGAGAAAAGCAGGGGAAAAGTGAAAGAAAAAAAACACTTAGTGTAATGACTTTTTAAATTTATACCTTCGAGGTATAGGTTTGGCATACAATTTGCTTTTATATACTATATATACTACTAACACTTATCTACTTATAGATATAGCTAAGTATTAGTTATTTTCTTAAAAGAAAATAACTAATACTCTAAACTAGCTATAGCTACAGATTTGAAACTCCTTTTTTCATTTCTTCAATATCTTTTTGCCCCTGTGTGCGGACCAGGTGATCGACATACTCACAAAGAGTACAATTTTTCCACGCACTTATGATCTGCATAAGCCTCAAAGTTTTACGATTAACACGCACAGTTGTGGTTTCTGTGGGTTCATCCTCCGCTGGGGCGGGTTTAGTAACCATTACGACTCCTTTTGTTAGACCAACAGCACTTCCTAAAAATATTATACGGATTTAAGGGCATGTCTGCAACTGAGTTACGGCAAATATAAAAAATACTTTGGAATTTTTATTAAGCTGAGCTTGCAGTCTGCATTAGCAGATTGTAGAACGAATATATGCAATCTACTGTGGATCGCAGTTACAAATCTTTGAGGGGAGATTGGTCATGTCAGTAAAGTATCATGTTTCTGATTATGTTGTTCACTGCATGGAAAAGTTTGACTTATATAACAAGGAAGTTACTCAGTGGGATCGTTTCTTTCACATGCTCATGAAGTTGGGTGAAGCTAGAAACTTTAAAGTGTTGTCTACGCAAACCAAAATTAACCTGCATGTAGAACTTAAAATTCAAGTCAAAACATACGACTGTAAAATGGTGCACGGCTACACAGTGTACCCCCCGATCATTGGCAATTGGTTTGAAGAAACAATTCTGTCTTTGGAATGGTGTGATCAAGAGTGTAATCGCAAGATTGCAGAACTAATTGAAAAAATCTACGCAGAGGAGAATGCCAATGTCTAGTCCAGATTGGAATGACTACGACCTAGATCAGTACGATCATGGTGAAGACCCTAGAGAATACCAACAACATGAAGATGATAGTGCTGAGGATGCTTTCGAGGCATCCTCAGAAGACTCAGAGCACGATGATAACAGTGACGATCCTTACTACTTTATGGGAGAATACTAATGTCGAAGATTAAAGAAACTATACCTGATACTGGTGAATGGAAGGAGGAGCCTAGGGAACCTGTAGATACCTGTGAGTTCTATCCCTTGTACTCCAGGGTGCATGTCTGGGGCTACGGACAAAATGATCCTGAGAATGTTTTACATGGATTAATCTGTAGCCCTTTACTTCCATACTACTACGGCGAATCAACCTCAATGGGATACCTAGTCAAACTAGACGATCCATTATATGTCTCGCGCACAGACGGCGCAGCTATAGGCAAGATGCAAATTGTGTTTGTTCATTACTCTAGCTGTGAATATATCGCCGCTGGAGATCCACCTAACTCTAACGAGGAGTCATCTGATGAGTAATGTTGTTGTTGCTGACACATTTAACAGTGTGTCAGACATGGAGCGGTTTGCTGTAGCTGCTGTAAAGTCCGGTATCTACAAAGATGTAAAAGATGCTGCTAGTGCGATGGTGCGAATACAGGTTGGTAGGGAATTAGGATTAGGAGCGGCAGCATCATTGAAAGCTATACAACTAATCCAGGGCACACCCACATTTTCTGCAAACTTCATTGCAGCACTGATTAAAAAATCACGACCTAGGTATAACTACCGGGTTAAAAATCTGACTGCTACAGAGTGTACAGTTGATTTTTACGAAGACAAGGAGGCGGTTGGGGTACACCAGTTTACATGGGAGGATGCCAAGAAAGCTGGATTACACACAAAGGAGGTGTGGGTGAAGTATCCAAAAAGTATGCTGTTTGCACGATGCATAACGGCTGGAGCGCGGGTGCACTGCCCTGACTTGACTGTGTTTCCTTACTATACACATGAAGAATTAGGGGGTGCATTCTGTGAAGAAGACATACTTGAGGACGAAAAACAGGAGAAATCTTATACTCCGTCCTCAGAAGTTTCTTTGGATGATCGCTACAAACTTCTTACAAGTTGCAGCAAGCAAGGTATTCAAATTTCAAAAATGTGCAAACATTTGGGCATTCAATCGTTTGAAACGATGAGTGAGGCTGAGTATTTAAGGGCTGTTCAATTCGCTAATTCTTATAAGGGAGAGTAATCATGTCAGATATGTTACCTGTTGGAAATTACAATGGCCAGATTGAAGGCCATGACCTAACTGCCCTGGGTGATAAGGGTACGCCATGTGTTGTGTTCGATGTGGTTTTGCGTGATGGCAAAGACTCAGATAAACAACATGTTGACTGCGAAGGTGTGCGTAAAAAGATACTAATGTGGTTGACCGATAAAGCACTTCCATACACCGTAAAAAATATTCGTTCCCTTGGGTACACCAAGGACGATATTAAAGGCCTAAGTATGGAGAACGAAGACACAGCAGGACTAGTTGGTGTTCAGGTGCGTATCTCTTGTAAGCACGCAGAAGATCACAATGGTGTTGTGAGAGAACGCCTGGGTATGTTTGTCGCAACAAACAATGCTAAACCTTTACCTGCTGATACGCTGTCTGTTTTTTCCAAGTTGTTCAGAGAAGAGCAACGAAAACTAACTCAGGAGGAGTCTAGCGATGTGGATGACAATGATGAAGAAGAAGCGGTGGTTGTTGCTCCGGCTAAGAAAGTTACGCAGGCAAGTACTAAACAACCTGCCAAGGTAGCTAGATCTAAGGGCGGATATCAAACACCTTTTTAATTTTATTACTTTTGGAGGGGGATCGCTCTTACAGGCGATCCCTATACAAAACATGAAAAAAGTTAAAGCTGACCTAGACGCATTTAGAATATTTTCGCACGCCTTTAATTTGTGGGGTACTCGTGTTCGGAAGGTACAGACAGATAGTATTGATGCGTTTGAGCTTCTTGTGAAGCAGTTTACTAAAAATGGTAAACAGATTGATAAATCTTCTGATTTGTTTTTGGTAAATGGCGCGGCCTATTGGGCAGCTATAGCGGATGTAGCACACACCTTATCACTTACAGCAGAACATTTGTCCAGGGAATGTAACAAGATATCAGGCTATAAAATCGACTTGGGGGATATAGAAGATGTCTTTAATCAGCAAAAAAAATGGAATGACAAATACCTCAATTCAGAAGGTATTGAATCTACTTGAAGGTGTGACCACCAGTGGTGGTGAATTTAAAGCATTGTGCCCCTCTCACGATGACAGTTCACCATCATTGACTATTAGGGAGCGTGACGGTCAAATACTTCTACACTGTCACGCAGGTTGCAAAATACTAGACATAATGTCTAGCATAAATTTAGAATGGAAAGACCTTTTCACTGATCCAGATTATGATCTGTGGCATGAAGTCTATAAAGACCTAATTCATTTGAGCGAACTGTCGTCTAGTGATAGTAACGCACTTGTTGTGCGGGGGTTGAGTGAGGAGTGGATTACTTTGGGCGGGTACCGCTCTTTGTCAAACCCCACCACTAGACGCAGTGTTATTAAGTTGTCGGAGTTGTATGGTGAATCCCTGCTATCTGTGCCGGGGTTCACTAGGAAACAAGATCAAGCCCCAAGAATAAAACCTACTAAAGGTATACTATTACCTGTGACTGACACACACCAAAGGGTGCGTGGTTTTCAAATAGCTACAGGGGGTAATCCAAAATACATTTGGCTGTCAGGTGACGCACAAGCTAAGGTCACATGCCATGTGCCTTGGCAAGCACAAGACCGTGATAGAGTTAGAATCACTGAGGGTATACTTAAGGCTGATATAGCTTGTTGCGTAGATAAAACTACGCTGAGTATTGGGGTGCCCGGAACATCTAACTGGTCAACAGCACTTCCGGTTATCCGGTCACTCCAGTGTACAGAAGTTTTTATTGCGTTTGATATGGATTGGATGACTAATGACGCAGTAAAGACGCAGTTAGCTGAGTTGTTTTTTGCTCTAAAATCTGAAGGAATCACCACATTCATAGAAATGTGGGATCCGGTTTATAAGGGCATTGATGATGCTCTTATAGCCGGATCGGAAATAACTATACACAGTGCGATACCCGGTAATAAGGCTGTTGAAGGTGTTAGGCCTGCAAGCAGCTATAAGACTGTACCTGTGGAATGGGTGTGGAAGGGTTGGATTCCTAAGGGCATGTTGTGTGTTCTTGAAGGTGATCCTTCGTTGGGTAAATCTACCCTATGTGCTGACATTGCTATGAGGCTAACAACCTGTACTCCGTTTCCGGGCGAGACAGAAAAACCTGTGTGCGGTTCTGTGTTGTTCTTATCAGCAGAGGATGACCCAGGGCGAATCACAGTTCCTAGGATGCGTGCCGCTGGTGCTGACTTAGATAAAGTTTACTTTTGGGATTTCCATCCTACATTCCCAGAGAAGTTAGCACAGTTGGAGCACATTATTGAACAGCTTGGAATTGTGTTAGTTGTGCTAGATCCATTCCTTGCGTTCCTTGATGATGATATCGACAGCTATAAAGACCAGAACATTAGGCAGGTATTAACACCGCTATCTAAGATGGCAGAACGCACAGGTTGTGCTGTGTTGCTTATACGCCACCTAAATAAATCTAGTGCTCAGGTTAACAAGATGTATAAGGGCTCAGGAAGCATTGCAGTTGTAGCTGCTGCACGAGTGTGCTTATACATGCTGCAAGATGAAGACACAGGGGATAGGATCCTAGGCCAAGTTAAAAACAATTTAGCCCCTACACAAGCGTCTTGGGCGTTTGAATTTTTAGAAGGAGCTAACTGGCAAGATACTCGCCTAAATTGGAAAGGAAGATCCGAACTATGAGTGGAAAATTTAGCCGTGATAAGGGTATGAGGCGTGAACGAGAATTTGTGCACAGGTATATGAAGATGCCCGGTGTGTTTGCTCACCGTGTACCACTGAGTGGCGCGGATTCTAATTATAAAGGTGATTTAAAAATACAGGCAGGCGTGCACGAATGGACCGGAGAGGTCAAGTGCCGTTCTACCGGATTTAAACAACTATACGACTGGCTAGGCAAGAATGATGTGCTGCATGTGCAAGCAGATAATAAGGAACCGTTAGCAGTATTACCGTGGTGGTTATGGAAGTGTATTGTAGAGAAACTAGCACGAGAGGAGTTCGTGGATGGGAATACTATTAAAAACACATCTGTGGATGGGCCAGCAAATTAAGTGTGATGGTGCTTTTGGTTTTGATACTGAAACTACCATGATTGAACCTGGAGTAATTCCAGAACTAATCGTACTTACATTTAGCGACAATCAGCGTAGCTACATTGTATCTCCAGATATGGTTGGTGCTTGGGTAGAGATGATCTATCACAGTGGCTGTAACATTGTCGCACATAATGCTGCGTTTGACTACCATGTTGTATTTGCTGCGTTGAAGTATGTTGAAGAAGTGCAGATTTGGAAACGGATGATTGAGCAGAATCGTGTTTGGGATACCATGATTCTAGACTTTCTTATTAGGTTAGCTAATGGAGAAGAGGACGGTCCACTGAGGCCTAAAAGCCTCAGTGACCTGTGTGAGCATTACCTAAATATAAAACTTGATAAGTCTTTACAAACTGAATGGTACAAACACCTACATCAGCCAATGCATGAAATCCCTGATGAATACCTAGAGTACGCATTAAAGGATAGCGCGGTAACTAGGGAGCTATTCAATGAGCTTCACCCAGTTGCGGTGCACATTGCGAATCACAACAGTTGTTTAATAGACGCACACGGGCCGTTGACACATCACACCCAGGTTAAAGGTTCTATCGCACTCACAGATTGTAGTAGAGTTGGCATAAAGGTAGACACTAAAGCACAACAAAATATTGGCGTAGAAATTAGGCTACAGATTAATGACCTAGTGCAATGGCTGGATACAAACTACCCTTCCCTGTTTAAGCGAGATGTACGCAAGAAGTATAAGGGTGCGTTGATGTACAACGAAACTACAGGCGTACCTGCAATAGATTCAAAGGCACTGCGTGTATATTTGTTAAGCATTGCCGCAGAACTAAAGCTAAAAGATAAGAGCATACCTAAAACAGATAAGTCCGGTGAGATAACGACTAGTGCTGACTATTGGTCAGAGCATAAGCATGAGTTTATTCAAAAATGGCAAGACATGGCTACTAAAGCCAAACTTTTAAACTTTGTTGATCAAATTAAAACAGACAGAGTTAATCCTAATTATCAACCTTTAGTTCGCACAGGCAGAACATCATGCAGCAAGCCTAACTTGCAACAGATGCCAAAAGCACAATGGTTCAGGAAACTATTTGTTCCTAGCCAAGGTTCTAAGTTCATTATTGCTGATTACAACGCAGTAGAGCTTAGATGTTTAGGCGCGATCTGTAAAAGTCGTTATGGCTTTAGTCAGTTAGCACATACATTTCATGAAGGTGTTGACCCACATGCCTACACAGCAGCTAGCCTATCAAATATACCATTTAAAGAGTTCATGAGTCTTAAGAAAACAGATCCTGAGAAATATAAGAAGTTTCGACAATCTGCCAAGGCCGTAAACTTTGGTGTACCCGGTGGTCTTGGTGCTAAGTCTTTAATGGAATACGCATTAGCATCATATGGTGTGCAAATGACACTAGACGAAGCTAAGGAATGGAAGAACAAACTAATCACAGAAGTGTATCCAGAATTGTCCAGGTACTTGTTCAACGATGTATTAGGTGCATTGTGTTTTAACTTGCAATGTGGGCCTGATGATGTCTGTGATGCTTTTAATCTGAGATCCGCTGGGGTATACGCATTCACACCCATACAAGATGTTGTGTCAGGCAATCTACGATCTAAGAAAGGCACAGCATACAACAGTTCATTTAGAAGACATGTTTGGAACGCCTTATCCAAGATAAACAAAGATAGTTCATTAGAAATGCCACTACGATCACAGCGCGGAAGCCCTAGTTTAAGACGCAGAATATTTGGAAATACTGTGGTTACACTTACAGGCCGTGTGCGAGGTGCAGCAGAGTACACTGAAAGCTGCAACACACAGTTCCAAGGCTTGGCTTCTGATGGTGCAAAACTTGCACTATATGCTGTGTCACAGCTATATCCGGTCGTTGCGTTTGTGCACGATGAATTAGTTGTAGAGGTTCCCAACGATGCACCTGAAGCACACGGTAAGGTGATTGAAAAACTAATGTGCGAAAACATGGATAAGGTTCTTAACGGGTTTGTTAAATCTGAAGTTGAATGGGTTGTATCTGACACATGGAGTAAATAATGAAATACGAAATAAAAGACAGTGGTGAGCGTGAGGTGTTTCCAAGTGGTTCTGTGCGTGACTCTCAGTGGGCTAAGGGTAGGTACGACCTATTACCCTTCTCTGCCCTGGAGAGGATTGCCATTCACACAGAGTTAGGTGCTGCTAAATACGGTGATCGTAACTGGGAGAAGGGTCAACCAGTTGCACGCTATATCAACAGTGCTATACGCCACATAACTAAGTATTGCATGGGCTATCGTGATGAGGACCACCTAGCTGCGTGCTGTTGGAATGTAATGGCAGCAATGTGGACAGCAGAACAAGTTACAGAAGGTAAACTTCCGCCCCAACTAGGAGAAGGTTATGTCAATGGACAACACAGGCGAGAACAATGCAGGACAGAAGAACAGGATGTCACAGCACAAAATAATAAAGAAGGAAAGGAGACTAGAAGCAATAGCCATGCGAAAACAGGGCTTAACATATGCGGAGATTGGTCGTGCAATGGGTGTGACAAGGCAGGCTGCCTATTCGTATGTGGAAAGGGAGTTCAAGAGCCTGATGAAGGAGGGCAGTGTAGTAGCTGAAAAGGCCCTATCGCTTACATTAGCTAGATTCGATGAATTGCTAAAGGTGTACTATAAAGAAGCTAAAGAGGGCAATAGGGAGTCATTACACTCCGCGCTTTCTATCATAGACAGGCAGATTAAGATACTAGGATTAGAAGCACCCAAAAAATCTGAATCTACAATCACCTATCAGACACTGAGTGACCAAGAGCTTATTCAACAAGCTAGTATGTGGGGAATTTCTATTCCTTTAGACCAGTTATCCTTGCAATCCGGTCAAATTACTGATAATATACAAAAGTCCAGTACATTTACTCAAACTCAGGAAGGATAGGGATTTATGGTTAGTTGTTCGCCCGGTCAGGTCACTTTTGTTACCGTGAAGGCTTTATGGAATGATGAATCATCTTTCATAGATATATCCTTCAATAATGATGGTGTGAACATAATTCTTAAAGATGATAAGAATAATGTTCTTGATCACATCTCACTTAATCCAACCCAAACCCAGGTTGTGAAGAATTTGCTAGGAAATGCAAATGATGACATCTTTTTCTAAATTTGTAGAAATAATCTGCAACATTTAGCGAATAACTAATGTTGGCTCGTTGGATCTTGTTAGCGAAGACGACAACAGAACACCTAGATGAAAATCTGGGTGTTTTTTTTATTTATTTTTTTCTGCTAAGCTTGATTCTGTAACTCAGTGTCTTACAATACTCAGTATACAGGTAACACTTAGTTGCCTGAACCACTTGAGGGAGTGAAGAGATGACAACAGTAAGTTTAGAATTTAACATGTCAGAAATTAACGCAATCAGAAACGCTATTACAACCAAGCTGATAGTGACTGAAGAAAACAAAAGACGCTGTAAAAAAGCAATAGATTCAACTAAATCATCAACTGTTAAAAATTGTGTTAAAAAGTGTGATTTATACGATGAATTAAAGGATTTTAACAACACCCTAAGCCAACTTAGAAATTTAGAACACAAGATAGACGCTTTTGTGTGCAACCAAACAGGGGAGGACGCATAACATGGCTATTCAATTCGTTAGAAACGATCAAATCATACCTGCGTTACTTGCTAATGGTTACATAACTACAGGGGCTAATATAGCCCCTAGGAAGCCTAAGGTTTGCACGATTTCTATAGAAGAGGCTAATGAGTGCACTGATAACTATTCAAAGAAATTGTGCACCAATGAGAACCCCTATTACTACATTGAAACTGATGAGTTTAATGCCCAAGATAGATATAGCGTTCCTACCTTGGATAAATATGATAGGAAGACAGGAAAGCCTATTATTCAACGATATGAACAGCTAGAATATGAATGGGCAATGGATAGGTGTTGTGGTACTAGATAAACAATTATTAAAACAATACCCAACTGCTTAAATGTAGTTGGGTTTTTTTATTTACTTGACACATAAAATACCTGATAGGTATAATTAATCTTAGGGAGATTCAGTGCCAGAGCGCGAGCGTCAGGCACATGAATCTCTCCCTTAATTGTCTTTGCTATATACTGTGCACTAATCATCATCCTGTGCACTAGCAGAACAAAACCCCATCAGGTTATACATAGAAGCACAATAAGCCTCTAACTCAACTGGGTTGTCCTGGGTGGCTACAAATGTACCATCGTTAGCTTCAATAGTCCAATATTCCACATCATCTCTAAACTTCAGCATACTACCTATAAACTTATACATCTTCCCTAGGTTTAGCTGCCAGTCACATTGATAATCTGTGTTATCTGTGAACAAAACATTGATCCTGAAACATAAGCCTCTCTTCAACATAGTAATTCCCCTTACTTTGTGGTATAGTCAACACAGTTTGCAAGTATACTAAGTATCAAGGAAACACACAATGTCAGCAGGCATGACTAGAGCAGAACTTGAGACAAAATTACAGCAGGCATATACTGTTGCGGAATTAGCCTCCGCGCGCAGTATAAAAGGCTATTTAGAAAGTGTAATCATAGACTCACGGCCAGAACCTAAAAGGTTTGCACATGTTGCACGCCCTTGGCAGTGGAAGCGTACTGATTACATGTTATCACCTATTGAGGCTCTATGTGGTTTACGCCCTGAGTTTAAAGGGCCTAGAAACACTTGGGAAACACTTCCGCGCGGACACGACAAGACTACAGGCCTAGCGCGTATATGTAATTGGGTATTAGCATTCTCTAGGAAGCCTATCGAAATCGTAGCGGCAGCGGCAGATTTCGATCAGGCAGCACTACTAGTAGAGTCTATGGCAGCTGAAGCTAGACTGAATCCTTGGCTAGCTAAACGCATTGTGTATGGTGCTAAAAGAATAAAAGGCCCAGGTGGTGTATTAAAAATTCTTACAGCGGATAGTGCAACATCATTTGGTCTTAGAGCGGATTTGGTCGTTTGTGATGAAGTGACACATTGGAAGAAAAGAGATCTGTGGGATACATTGTGGTCAGGGCGACAGAAGCGCCCTGGGTCTGTGTTTGTTGTTATTACTAACGCAGGTACATTAGGATCTTGGCAACATGATATTCTAGAACAGGTAAAGACTGATGATAGCTGGACAGTCTACGAAGCACCCGGACAATTGGACTCTTGGATGGATGCTGAAGCTATACAGCGTGATCGAGCACTTCTACCTAATGGTGTAGCGCGTAGAGTGCTAGACAATGTGTGGATAGATCCAGCAGAAGAATCAGGTTATTTAACTAGACAGGAAATCAACCTGGGTACACAACTAGGTGCAACAAAAAACCTTGTTTACACCACCTCCGGTCTGCATGGCATGGAGTATGTTGCCGCAATTGATTACGGAGCCAGAAGAGATAGGACTTCCATGTGTGTTATGCACCGTGATTTGGATGGTGTGTATGTGCTTGACCGTATGGACATTATACAGGGTACACCAGCTAACCCAGTGCCTATTGCTAGTGTTGATGCATGGATAGAAAATGTAGCTAGTAACTTCAACAATCCCACTATAATTATAGATCCTTGGCAGATGGAAGCTACAGTTCAAAAGTATGAACATCGACTGCGTTGCACTAGGTTTGATGGGCGTTCAGGTAAGAGTAATTATGAGATGGCTGAACTACTTAGAAGCCTATTGGTGAACAACCAATTAGCGTGGTATTCTGACCCTGCACCACTCATAGTTGGTAAGAGAAAAGAGACGCTTGTTGATGAGATGGCTAGCCTGATTATCAAGACTACAGGTGCGTCTTACAGGTTCGACCACTCCAATGGCCTGCACGATGACCGCACAGTATCGATGGGCATGGCGCTAGTCACACTAGCTGCACAACAACAGGTAGGTCCGTGGGTAGCACCGGGTAGCCTGCAAAAACCAGCACCAACAGACTATAGCCTGCGCACACCCAAGTTCAATGGCATGTTTGGGTTAGGTCTAAAACCCCAGGGCACAACTAGAAATATATTTGGTTAGCCTGCATGTGATTAGGAATAAGGGAGTGGGATAGTGCGTAATTGGTTAGCCTGCATTTATTTTTTGAAAGTAATAAGAGACAAACAATGTAGTTGATAGCCTGCACGAAACCCTATGATTATAGGTGTTTGGGGGTGGGTTGCCTGCAACTCTTACACTGAGTATAGAGAGAGAGAAAAGGCGTGTTGCCTGCATGTCTTACACTAATGTAGGCATCGCTGCGCGATAGCCTGCAATGTGTATCAGTGTCTAATGGTGTTCGCTTCGCTCACACATTTCTTGTAGTGCACTTCGTGCACCACATCTGTAGTTGGTGGTGTTCCGGTCGCTACGCTCCCGGAACTAACGGGGCGAATTAAAGAGTTAAGATGTCTTATATACTTAATGCCGCTAGCTATCACCAAAGCCTATGTTTATAGGGGTTTCGTGACATGCACAACATTAGAGACAAAGAGTGTGCGTAAATATTTTATTGCCTGCATCGATGTGCACCAAACCCTATAAATATAGGTGTTTCGTGCATGCCTCTTTCTTCTACTGCACAATAGCGGCGAATAACGGATATTTCTAGTCCCAATATATTTATACCTAGTGTGTGCGTAATTACAACATCGCATGTTCACCAAAGCCTATAAAAATAGGGGTTTCATCACACCTATTAGAGACACGCTTAGTGCACTATTACCTATAGTGGACATTGCAGGTAGCTAATATGCGAGTACGGCGTTTTGCGTTCAAAATGTTTTTTGCGCTAGGGGGGGGCACCCACGGGGGGGGTACCTAAAATTTACAGGACAAAAAAATGACACCCTCTTCACAAAACCTTCACACGCATATATGTGTGAGCCTACACTATGTGATTAGTTTTGTCCAGTATGTTTCTCAGACTGAGATATAGAAGGGGGAAGCTCTAGTATAAATTTATACAGTACAAGTGCGTCTTGTAGTTGTATGTATGGTTTAGAGGCCTTGAACGCAATTTCAATGCGTTCTAAGGCCTCTCTTAGGCGTTCGTCCATATTAGTCCTTTAGTTTATTTATGCGTTCGCCAATCCAGCGCATCACAGGCACAGCCATAGAATTACCTAGGGCTTTGTACCTGGGTGCATCTGGACATAGTTCAGCAGGTTTGTTCTTCCACGCAATAGATGTGTAGTCATCAGGAAATCCTTGTAACCTTTCACATTCACGAGGTGTAAGTCTTCTAACAGCCGTATTTCTAATTAGCACATTTTCGCCGCCATTATTTCTACCTTGGGCAAATGCAATATCCGAAACACATGGATCTTGTGTGCCATGCACAATGTGTGCCACCGCAGTTCGGTTATCTCCCATAACCCCCCTTAGTGTACCTGTTAACTCCGGTATAAATCGGCTAGGATCACCTTCTCTAACTGCGATGCCGGGTTCAAAAGATATAGCAGCTAAAGGCGTGTTACCACAAACAAAAGCACAGTTACGAGTAGTTAAATGTGCAGTAGAACTTTCTTGAGGATTATGGTGATTAGCCATGTCGTAGGTTGTAATTAGCTTACCTTCATGTGCGTACTGATCACTAACCCCCTTAGGCCCATCAGCAGCAGCTAGTGCACCTGTAATTGGTTCACAGTATTCAATCTTATACGCACCATCACTTATTTGGATGTGGTCAATACCACGCTCTCCAAAGCCACCTGTAATAGTTCCGGTAACTTCTTTCCTCTTGTCTCTGCACGGCGGAGTATCCCTGCGCACGCTTTCGGACTCAAATAGTACCTTTTGTGCACTTTTTCTGTCTCCAAGACATCCGACAACAAACACACGCTTGCGTCTTTGGGCCAATCCGAACCACTGAGCGTCCAACACACGGTAGGCCCACCCATACCCCATGTTCCCCAACGCTGTGATGAAGGTAGAAAAATCTCTTCCTCTGTTAGATGACAACACACCGGGGACATTTTCCCAGATAGTCCACTTAGGCCGTCTACTTTCAAGGATTCTAAGGTAGGTAAGCATGATGTTACCTCTAGGGTCTTCGAGTCCTTTTCTAAGTCCTGCGATTGAGAAAGATTGGCAAGGTGTTCCTCCGACCAAAAGGTTGATTGGTGGTAGTTTCCATTTCTTGTGGTCATTAATATCTCCGTAGTTTTTAACTTTAGGGTAGTGGTGTTTTAAAACCGCACATGGAAAAGGTTCTATTTCGGAAAAACCTGCGGGTTGCCACCCTAGGTTTTCCCAAGCACAAGTTGCTGCTTCAATTCCAGAACAAACAGATAAATACTGCATAAAACCCCTTATTTTAATGGTTATACAGTATAATCTATATTGCTACAATGTGTATAGCTAAATTGTATATAGAAGTAGAATTAATCTTGACTAATAAAATACTAATGTTATCTTAGATAGATCCAGAAGTCTAGTTCCCCCTAGACTGGGTGCACCCACAAGAGGCCCCCGCTTAACGGCGGGGGTCCATATTATGCAGGATTCTAATTTACAATTTGTACGAAGGAGTGATGGCTCTATCGCTATTACACACGGCATTAATGTAAACGACAAAAGCCAGCCATTCACTGATCAGATATTAAGCGGCGAGAAAACTATTGAAACTAGAAACTCTAAATCTCTTCACCCATATGTTGGTAGACAAATGGGAATTATTAGAACAGGTAAAGGTAAAGCACATTTAGTTGGGTACGCAACTGTAGGTGAACCTGTTCACTACGAAGACGAGAAAAGTTTTGATTTAGATTTTGAAAAGCACAGAGTTGGTAAAGATTCTAAACACTACATAGGTAAAGCTAAACCTAAAAAGGGAAAACCCGCACCAACAACAAAATGGGGATACCCATTTAACAATGTCTCTTCGATTACGCCAGTTCCAGTTACATCAAGAGGCAATGTTGCGAGAAAAATAAATAATGGCTAATGATGATGTAATACCTGATCCATTTGCACAAATACCACAAGAGCGTGGTTACGACTTCCCACAGGCAGAGATGAAGGAAGGCCGTGTACCTGGAGATGGTGGTCAACCATTACCACACTTCATGACATTTAGTCAGGTCGTAAATTGGGCCTCACGCACATACCGTTACACATTTGACGAAGCACTAAGACACAGTGCTAAAAACACCCTTGCGATGCGGCGTGACCCTGTGATTATGGAATGTATACGGTCTAGACAGATGCCTACCTCGCAACTAGGTTGGCATTTAGAGCCACAAAACCCAGAAGATACTGCACAAACAGAAGCAGCTAAAGAACTAACCGACATAATCAAACAAACTCCAAGATTACAGCAATTAATGATGCACCTGTTAGAAGCTATGTTCTATGGCAGGTACGCCGTTCAGCTTAATTACGAGTGGGATTTCACCACAAAGAAACGCCGTATGTTGGTTAAGGATTTTAAACCTATCAACGGTGATAAACTTGTATTCCGGTATTCAGGCCAAGCTGGAATCCTAGTGCACGCTACTTTTGACGGTAGTTGGGCTATTACAGACCGTGGAAGAGCACACTTCTTCACACCTGATGAGCGCGAACAAATAATAATCCACAAACACGAACCAGAAGACGCAGATTTCTATGAGGGGGAATTAGCTGGTGGTATTCATGGCGTAGGCATCCGCAGTAAGATTTATTGGTTGTGGTATCTTCGCTCACAAGTACTCACATTCTTAATGGACTACCTAGAAAGAATCGGCGCGGGCGGACTCACAGTGTATTACTTTGAGGCGGGTAACCCACAATCACTAGCAGAAGTTAAACAGTGTGCCGAAGAGCAAATGCGAAACAACACAATTCTATTCCCTAGATACCGTGACAACTCAACTGCGGGTCCTGGGATCGAAAGAATCGACCCATCCCCCGCTGGCGCACAGCTATTGTACGACCTTATTACGGCTTATTTTGATCAACAGATTAGAAGGTTTATAAAAGGTGCGGATGACAATGAAATGACCTCAGGAGAGGCACAGGAGATCGGCGATACGCACTCTAGGATGGTGCGATATGACGCGCTAAATCTACAAGACACACTTACAGAAGAACTTGTTGCGGTTCTTCAAAAATATAACTTCCCCGGACTACCGCAGATACGCTGGGTATTCGACATTGATAAGCCTAATGCAGGGGAAACCCTACAAGCAGCACAGGCGTTCTACCAGATGGGTGGAACACTCGATGAAGATGAACTTAGGGCTATTCTAGGCTTGAGCCGACCACAACCAGGTCATGCGATATTAGCACAAAATATGCCACTAAACCCGTCCACAATGGGAAGTCAGCCAACAGGTGTGCCAACACAAGGGCAACCAGGGCCTGTGCCTGAACAAGGTGCAGAAGCGACTCAAAATCCTACACCGGACGGGGCACAAGGCGCGGGGGCATAAAGCCCCCTGCCCTTGTGTGTAATTTTAATGTTTCGTGTTCTATTTACAACCTTAGGAGTTTTGCAATGGAAGAGTCTAAGAAGGACAAGTACAAAAAGTTTCAAACTAAAAAAGACACAAAAGTGCCTAAAAAAGATGATATTCCTGAAAAGGGTGAGACTATTAAAGATCAAGTAAGAAGGACTAAAAATAAAAACTCACAAGCTAGAGCTTGGAACGACTATACCGCAATGACAGGCAAAGGTAGACCTAGGGATCAATACCAAAGAGCTTTTGGGCCTAAATCTAAAGTACCAAAAATTAAATACGAAGCAGGTTCAGAACCCTCAGGCACAAACACACATCTACCTAACTGGGGCAAGCGCAAAGACGGATCTTCTGGCCCCTGCTAACAACTAAGGAAAACACAATGCCACTAAGAGAAAACGGTTTAGGCGTTCCCGGTCAAGCTGCGTCAAATGCACAACACTTACAAAATGTAAGACAACAAGGCGCTAACTACAGAGGCCAGCAAATATACAACGATCCTACCACACACGCTGGTAGAGAAGCTCAAGCTGCGTGGTTAAAAAATAACCCTATACCTCAACAAAGCATAGACACAGTTTACGGAGGCGTAAACTACGGTAATAAGCTACAAAAAGATACTGAGATAGCTGTTGATCAAGAGCAGATTGCACGAGGTGGGCCCGGTACTGGCAATGCAATGATTCGCGCAGGTATGCTTGATGCTAATGGGTATAAACTTGGCACTCCAGGTGTTAATACCAGAGACACAAGGTCTGAATCTGCTCAACATGCACAGCACAATCAAGTTATGGCAGATATTAAACGAGAGGGTGCTGAAGCAAGAGCTAGGGGGGAACAGTTCCAGCCTAAAGGTGTTAATACAGTTAATCCATCCAATAGAGTAGATATCTCAGGTGAAAGACGGAAATTAGAAATTAAAAACGGCGAACCTAAATTTTCTAGAGATGAGGGCGGCGTAAACTACGCTGGGCCAAAAAAACTACCTGCACCTGTTGCAGCACCTACACCCCCACCTGTTGCACAAGCTACACCTGCACCAACTGAGTATCAATGGAAGTCTGAAAGAGCTAAAAAACTGTACGACGATTCGGTTAACAAACCAAATTCAGGATATAACGGAAATGTTGATATGGGTGGTGGCTCATTAGGTGGTGCCGCAGCACAGAGGCCTAAAATATCTAGCCTACCCGGTGGACAACAAACTACTGCGGAACTCCAAGCATCCGGTCAGATGGCCCCTAGACCCGCTGGTAGATATGGAATGACGGATGAGCAGTGGTTTAACACACCAGAAGGTCAAAAACAAGCACAGGCGATGAAGGTTACTAGGGATAGAGTCTTAGGCCCTCCTGACTCAGAAGGCAGCTTAGATGTTGAAGAACAATACCCACCAGCAGGTATACCAGGACCAGACAACCCATTAGGTTTACCTGCACCTGATGTTAACTTTACACCTAAAGCCCCACCAGCAGGCCCTAAACCCATATGGAATGACCCAGGGGAACCGCAAAAATTAAATGATGGATACCCTTTAATGCGTGGAGGGGAAGACATTTTAGGTGTTAAACCCCAAGATGCAAAAATGCCAGCCCCGCCCACCCTTAAACCAAATCCAAGTTTTGCACCTAAACCACAACGCATGCCAATTAGGCCAATTGCCCCCCCATCTTCAGGCCTTAGAGGTTCAACGACTTCTCCAAAATTTACACCAAGTATAGAGGGTGTAAACAAGATGCCTAAAATCAAGAAGTCTAGCCCTATAACAGACACGATTAAAGCCTCAAATACGCCTATTCCTGAGGCAAATCCGCCTAAACCGATCCAACAGCCAACTCAACAAAGAAAACCCTTATTTCCACGCCTAGGCGGACGATTACGCAAATAAAAAGGTGATGTAATGAGTGCACAATTTGGCAAATTTATAGACGGCGTTATAGCTTTTAAAAAGTTAGCGTATTCCCACAAATTAAAATTTAAAAAATTAGAAACAAATACTCCAACTAAAGGTATTACTCCTCCAGAAAACGCTAATCATGCAGATTTTGCGAATTCACAATTAGATAGTTCAGATTCAGTTAATAACGACAGAAAAAAAACTGATTTTCTTCCTTATGGAAAAGCTGCGCCACCTGACAATGATCAAAATATTACAGACTTTTTAAAAACTAAAGGTCACGATAACGGAGAATACGCAAAACTTAGAAGCTCTAGAATTGGGCAAAAAGACCATCTTTTATCAATTTTAAATAACACCCATTACTTTTTTGGTTCCAGAGTAGATAAAGAAAAACAAGCTAAAGTTAACCTTAAAACTACAGGACTGTCTGAAGATCATGCTAATGAAATCAACAGCATAGATCACGGACTTAATGAAACTCAACTTCATGCATTGTTGTATTTAGATAGTCACGACATATTAAAGGACGCGCCACCTGTAGTTTCTGATAGGTATCAACAATCAAGATACTTTGATTTAATGAGACAAGAAATAGCAAACAAACAAGCAGGCTCAGAAAAGCCATTGCTAGATAAAGATGGTAAACCACTTTTAGACAAAAATGGTAAACCCAGACTAAGCCCAAAATGGGAAGTTACTAAATCCTCACTAAGTGGTATTCACGAAAGAGTAAGAAAATCAATACTTCCAGAAATGTCAGGTGGAGATAGGTTTGGGTCTGACACTAAATCTGAAAGTGGTAAACTAACCGTAGCCCAAACTGTGGATATGTTTCCTTCGGTAGTAAGGGGAATGATAAAGGGAGCGGCATCTTTTGTTGGGTTAGCTAAAAACACTAAACCTGATGACACAATGATGCCCCTACAGCCTGCGGGTAAAAACGGAGAATTTACCAACGAACAATTACATATGCTGGATCAAGATTTTAGTAATAAAGGTGGATACAGCCCTACAGACAATGCAAATTTTACACGCATGTGGCACGCTGTTATGCACCAAGAAGTATGGGATTTAATTGACGGCACTACAATAGGTAAAGATCACTCATCTTCTGAAAAAATGGCACTTTACCATGAATTTGGCGGTCGTGGTGTAATCGAACGACTTGCGGAAGCTAAGTTAGTAGAAGCCAGGAAGAAAGGACCAGCCGGAGATAAAGAACAAGCTGTAATTGAAGATGAGCGTATGCGTGCACTAGTTGCGTTAGGTTTAACTTTTGCAACAGATCATGTAGCACAAGCGTTATTTTCAGAAGGCCAAGGTAAAACCTCAGGAAATAACAATAAAGGATTTTTAATTTTACCTAATGGCGAATGGAAAGAATACAAAGACGCAGGTGAAAAAAATAAACTAATAAAAGAACATAACGCCACACAAGACTCTGGTGCATTGTGGTATGACGATGATATGGCTCAGACGGATTCTAATATCATAAGAATGTTAAATTTTGTAAACAAAGATAACAATGAGTGGAAAAAAATAAAAGAACTTAATGACACAGTTCCCCCAACAGATGTTTCTGGAAATGAACAAAATATATATTTAACATGCTTTAAAGCTTTAATGGCACCTACAAGTTTTGGAATGCAACCTGGGGCTAATTTAGGGGTTGCCACTAAAATGTATCTTCAGGCACTTAAAGAAAAAAAAGCTGATAAGAATGGCCAAAACCGTAGCGTATTTTCATACATAAATACTAAACAAGATGAATCTAGCGACCCAGACGGGGTTTTGCATTTACAGCACGAAAATAGACTTTACGGAAGAGCTAAAGCTGTATCAAACTCTATGGAAATACTAGATCCAGAACTTTATAAAAATATAAATTTCCTGTATGCAAGTGAAGATAAAGAAAACATAAGAAAAGCTATACATCTTCAAAAAGAATGGCTTCGGCTTGAATATAGAGACATACTTATACAAAAAGACGAAGATGCAAAGTTAAGACCACCAAAAAAAAATAACAAAGATGACGATGAATCAGAAGAAAAAGCCGAATTAAAATCTGTCAATATTAAAGCAAACAATATTTTTACAAACACTATAGAAAAAATAAGGCTTGCGGCATTAGATCCTAATTTTGTTATTCCTTCTGGTAAGGAATCACAAGAAGATGACTTAGATATGACAGTAAAAGGTGCTTTAAAAAAACCTAGTCTTTCCGCGCTTACACGCAACCACAAGCGTGGGGATGATCAAACAATGATAAATACTTGGGCAGACAAAGCTGCTACAGGTTCAGAAACAAACACTTGGTCAGACAAGCAAAAAGAACAACTAAAAAAAGATTTAAAAAATATGCAGTTCTCCTCTGACGATCTTCAAAAAGATTGGACAACTCGAGGCGGGTCTATAAATCCTATGTTAAGATTTATAAAAAATTACTCACTTGCGTTTGGTAAAGATGGTGATCACCAACTGTCATCATTTTTACAAGGATCCCATAGCGCAGCATTTATGGCACAAGAATGGGCTAAGTATTCTTTAGCAACAGATGAAAATGGTAAAAATTCTTTTCAAGTTGATATGGAAGAAGCTAGAAGTATTAAAAACCCGTTTAATCGGGCTAAGGCAATTGAAGATGTAAAAGATGATTATGTTAGATTTATAAAAAAAACAGAAGCTAAATTTATAAAAGCTGCTCCAGCAGGTTTAAGAGATCAAATAAAAGAAGGCAAACTAGGTGTATCGGGTTCATATATATTTGGACCTAAAGGTGGAAACTTTCATCAAGATTTGTCATACAACGGTGGTTACCCAACAAAGGATCTGTGGTTCACACGATGGATGCTTTGGGGTCTAGGTACTATGACAAATAAAAGTGGTAAACTTATAGATACTCCCCCAACTCAATTAGCTGGTGTTTTTGACTTAATAAATAACTTTACAGCTAATGAATTTAAATTAACTAACAAACAAGTACAAGCTGTAGGTTGGTATCATTGGAAAAACTTTTGCACTAGGATGGGTGTAAAAACTGCGGGTATGGAAAACTACACATCCGCATCAAAAAAACATTATGACGCTATGGTAACAGGCGCGGGAGAGGATCCCGAACCTATGCCAGAAATACCAAAGGATAAAGCTAATGCATATGCAAAGAAAAACCCAAATGGACCTCCCTCTAACAGAGCAGGAGTGCCAAAAAATTTCTCAGCAGCTAATCTCGCAAGGGCTTATGCCGTCCTTGGAAAAAGTAATAGCGACCTTACGAGGAAGCCGTTCACGATGGACAACCCATCTAACAGAACACGCCAACAAGCTAAAGGAAAAGGAAAGACAAGACTACCCGGAAGAGGAAGGGGAGTTGTAAAATTTGCACAGTTTAAACCAGCACCCGGTGGTATGACCGGGGCACCTGTTGCGACTAGAACTAATCAACCATTCTCAAACGCTGTAGCTAAATCTCCAGGTGGAAAGAACCTAGCACAAGGTGCACTTGGTAACCAAATTAATGCTAAGGGTGGTGTAAATACCACAGCACAAAACGCAGTGGGTGATTGGCCTAATGGTTCTGAAGAATCAATCATACACACAGCACCACAAGGCACAGACCCATTTAAATTAAAATACCTAGGTGCTTGGCATGGTATCTCAGGACAGAAGAAATCTGTACTTGTGTTCCACCCAAATCCAAAAGGTCCAGACAGCTTGTACCACATGGTTCACCCTTCAACAGACATGGGCGAAGTAAGAGAACAACTAATTGCAGCAGGTATAAACTACAAAACTCTTCTACCGGGAAAGACAAACACTAGAGTAGTGGTGTACGATCCAAATAGAGGAATGAGGAACACCGTAGACCAATTTGCTACATTAAATAACTTAAATGTAGAAGAAAACATTGGACAAGGCGAAATTGTAGGTCATAATGGTGATTGGAACAGTGCAGGTGCTCTACCTAAGTCACGACAAGCTTACCAAAATATTATAGGTGAATATGAGCAGAATAGTAACCAAGCCGGGCCTACCAACAATCCTAGTGGGGCATCCACCAATGGCACAAGCCCCAGCGCAGGGAAAGCCCAGCAACTCTCCCGCAAAACCACAACCAAGGCCAAAATAAAATTTGACCGTAGTCGAAGAATCTTAGAAGGATTTCTACGACAGCACAACACACCCAACAGAGAGTTACCACCTGTTGGGGATTTACTAAGCCAAGACCTACAGAACATCAAGCCAGAGCATCTATCAAAATATCAACAGTTGATTCCAGATGCGAAGTGGTCAGACATAGAAGGCGCTGTAACTTCACTGCAACAAGATCCTAGCCTCTATGACGATATGACTAGTGAATCTAACCGCAAAGAGATGTACTGCAAAGAACATGCGCGAACAGTATTACAAAGCAGTGGTTTAAAAAAGTTAATAGATAGCCTGCAAGTGCAAAAAATGATACCTGAACACGCACAGCACTTGATAGAAGACGCTAAAGATGGCGATTACTTTTCATTAGAAGCCATCAGTTCAGAGCTAAAACATGGTGTACCTTCACTGCGGGCTTTTGCGAAAGCCGCAGAGAAGGAGTACAACAAAGCAGGAAAGGTGTGGGATAAAATGCGAACACAGCCACAGCCACAAAAGTTTGCTAAATCTGAACACGCTAAAGATCAGTACCGTGCAGGTAAACACGGTGTAACCTTCCGTGGAAGAAACTACAACGGTGGACAATTTGCACCAAAAGACGATGGTGTAAAACGATTTGAAAAAGACTCCAACCTAACACACATGATTAGAAAACTGCGAGGAGCTTAATGGAAGAAATGATTGTTAAACACCATGTTCCCATTCTGGACGAGCATGAGCTTAAGGATGGTAAGGGGAATGTGGTGATCCGGCTCGACCAGAAGAAACTATCAGAGATAGTTAAGGTTAACAATAAGCGCATGGGTACTACTGGTGACGAGATACCACTTGTCATAGGGCATACCAAAGATGATGCCCCTGAAGGTGAACAACCTGAGATTGTTGGATACGCTACTAACCTAAAGGTTGAGCCATTCTTCAAAACAGGAAGAAAGTGTATCACAGCAACTTTTAAGTTCTTCAAACATGCTGCTGATAAAGTTCGTGGTTTCCCAAGGAGATCAATAGAGCTTTGGCTTAGTGATTACAAGATAGACCCGATTAGTTTGCTCGGCGCAACTACACCAGAACGGGATCTTGGACTTCTCCGCCTGTCTAAAGGTGGAGTTAAAAAATATCAAAGGACTATAGGAATGAATGATCAACAAGGCATTATTGACGGTGTGTTAGCTGGACTCCAACAAACGGATGTTTGGCAATTTCTTACACAACTCTCACAGCAAGGTGGTGAAGCACCACCTGAGGAAGGTGGTATGCCACCTGATGGTATGCCCGGTGAAGAAGCTCCTATGCCTGAAGAAGGCATGGATCCTGGCATGGGTGAAGAACCACCTATGGATGATGGTATGGGCGAAGAGCCTATGCCAGAAGAAAGCATGGAAGAAGAACAACCTGTCCAAGCTAGTCGTGGTAAACGCTACGACAGAATTAAACTATCCAGGGTAGAACAAGAAAACCAACTTCT